CAACGACGTAAATCATTAGCTCCAGTCCGTAACTGTCGGAACTGCCGCTGGTGAAGTAGATCCCACCCTGACTGGCGTTACCCTCCAAGTGGACAACTTCACCACTGGTGTTGTGAAGATTGACAACGGCTTCCTGACCGATGCCGGGTTTGACGTTGAGAAGTGGCTGCGTGACAAGTTCCTTAAGAGATTCTTCCGTGGCGCTTCGAACCTGATCCTCGCCGGTGATGGAGGCTCGGTTGCTTCGTTGACCGCCGCTTATGACACCGCGTCCACTCTTACAAGCGCGACGACGGATAAGCTGGGCTACGCAGATTTCGTCGCTGCTACGGTCCTGCTTGACCCGGATTACCAGCAGAACGCGATTTGGGCGATGTCGAACGCTACCCTCGGCGCGGTCCTCTCTATCCTCGACGCCAACGGTCGTCCGATCTTCCTGGCCGGGTACGGCTCGGCAGAACAGGGTTTCGTCGGTTCGATTCTCGGATACCCCGTAAAGCTGGTCACTCAGCTTCCCGGCGTGGCTACGGGCAACGTGCCTGTCCTCCTAGGCGATTTCAAAGAAGGCTACACCTTCCGCCAGCAGAATCCGGGTATCGGAATTCTCCGCTTGAACGAACTGTTCGCGGCTGGATACGAGACCGGCTTCGTCGGATTCGCTCGCGTCGGAGGTGTGGTCACGGATGCTGGAACCCACCCGATTGTATCCATCACCATCAAGTAACCTGGGCGGTTACAAAACAAGGGATGTGGCTATTAACCACATCCCTCTTTTTATTAACATCTAGGATTGCCATTGTTCCTCTCGACCCAACTCATAACGCCCCCAACGGTAGAACCTGTCACGTTGCAGCAGGCCAAGCAGCAGTGTCGCGTGGACTTCCCTGATGATGACACCCTTATTACGAGCCTGATCATTGCAGCTAGACAGTTTTGTGAAAAGCGCACCAATCGCGCCTTCTTCACACAGACATGGATTAGAACACTCGATTTCTTTCCACTTTATGGACGTATCGAAGGAAGCAGATCACCATCTGAACGTGACTCATGGCCATACGGAACATGGTACTGGGACAGGGTGACTATCGATCTTCCACACAACCGGGTTCAGAGCGTTACGTCAATCACATACATCGATAGCAACGGTGAAGAAGCAACGCTGGATCAAGCCTCATATAACTTGGATGTAACTTCGTTGCCTGCGAGAATCACACCCGCACAGGGTATGTTCTGGCCGATCCTGAATAACTACATTCCCGGCTCAGTGACCATTACTTACGTAGCAGGAAGCTACGGTGATGGAACTATCGTGAATACAATCCCACAGACGATCATCCAGGCGATGCTTTTGCTTATTGATCACTGGTACAACCATCGTGGTGAAACAACTGAGTTGAATCTGAAGAATATCCCCGTTGGCGCTGATGCCCTGTTGGAAGTGGAGAAAATCCACGTCATTGGGTACCGCTAATGGATTCAGGAAAATTAAATCGGCGTATTCAGATCCAAACCCAATCAACAGACCAACTCGATAACTTCCAGCAGCCTCTTCCCGCTACATGGCAGACCATCTACACCTGTTGGGCAAACATCGATATTCAGAATTCTCAGCTTATCTACTCGACAGCGGAATTCATTTCCAAGATTGCCTACCGAATCACAATCAGGTGGACATCCTCAGTAATTATCAGCGCCAAGCAGCAGATTGTGTACACAGAGCCAACAACGGGTGTGGTTCACACCTATGTAATTCAAGCTGTGCTGAACACAGACCAGGCTAACAAAGAAATGGTCCTGATGGCCTACGATCTGGCAGGGGAGGAGTAATGGTCGAACTCGCCTTCTCTAAACTCCTCCTTGCCTCTCAGCCAATCACTGCCATCTGTAATAACCGCATCTCCCCAGTGCGACTGCCCACTAACGCAACGATGCCAGCCATACACTTCATGTTTGTTGGCGGCTCTTCGCAATTGACACAGGACGGACAGGGAACTCAAAGATACCGGGTTGAAGTCTCGTGCTGGGGAAATAGTTATGCGGATGCAGTGACTCTAAGAGCAGCCGTAGTAACTACGCTCAATGGGTATAAGGCAAACAATCTCTTCATTACATTCTTACAAAATATCGACTTTGACGACCACGAGACGCTTCAATTCAGGGCGCTCGCTGAGTTTTATCTTTACTCGAACATGGGTCAGGCTTTCAGTCAGTAGTTGTCAACAAATGCAGGTGAGCCCAACAACTCTCACCTGTATCACTTTCCCACGGGATCAGATTAGAGGTAAACGTGATCTCAATTGAGGCCATTCTTGGTGCGTCTACAGTTATATGCGGTGTAGCGAGTGCTTTGTTCGGTGGGGGTCTGTTTAGACAGGCTCTGCGTCATAGTGCGGACTCCGCTGTTCAGAAATTCAGGCTGGAACAGACAGACCTAAAAGTTAGAGAGAACGATGTTGCTATCCAGGGCTTGAAGCAGGATGTCGCGCTGATTAATAAGGATGTGAAGTCGTTTGAACAACACATCCGGAAGCTGGATATGTTGCCTGAGATTAGTTCAAAGCTGTCTGGGATTGAGGCAACGATGAACTACATGAAAGAGCAGATTTCCAGACTAGATCAGGCTCATCACAACGGCTAAAGCCGGTTACACACCACCCCAGTAAAAATTAGGAGTTTCACCCATGCCTTTTACCTCCACTGCGTCTAAAGCTGCTGTTCTTGGCAGCGGCACAATTCTTTCCATCCTTGGTCCTACCGGAGTGACCCCCGCTGCAACCCCTGTAGCCATCGGAGAAATCTCTGATTTCAAGTTCGATGGTTGGAAGACCAGCACCACCACGAATACAAACTTTGACTCGGGAAACGTGGTTCAGAACCTTGGTACCCTGTTCGATTGGGGAACTCTGACTGCAACGTATAACAACGTTCCCAACAATCCAGGGCAGCTTGCACTTCTGGCGGCTGCTCAGTCGCGAGTCGCATACGATTTTACCCTTCAGCTTCCCAATGAGCCCCTGTGGGGCCAGATTCTCACGGGCAATCTCTACACCATCTCGGGTGTGGTGACTTCGGCTGGTGGATTTGATGCGTCACAGACCAAGGTATCCAGTTGCCAGTTGACGGTTCAGATCAACAACATCGTTATCACTGCAGGAAGCTAATTAAACCAGGGGCCTTCTAACGGAGGCCCTGTTTCGCTGAACCTTTCACTCAAAGGAAATTATGCCTAAGAAAGTTGTTGTTGCTGGAAACCCGGCAATTGACCCGACGTTGCCTAAAATTGAGATCAAGCTGAGCGGGAAGAGTTATTTCCTTACATTCAATTTCCTTGCTCTGGCGCTGGCACAGGCTGAGTTACGCAAAATTGGTGTCGATTGCAACCTGCTTCACGCCTTGGACCTTTCCAGCATGGATGCATTGAAAGTTGTCCCCCTGCTCTATGCTGGCTTGATCTCTCATCAGCCCAAAATCACTTTTGAAGAAGTGATGAACCTTGTCACCTTGAGAAACATGGGCATGATCTTTGAAGGCATCGCCCAGGCCTATCTGGCATCCCTCGCTGATCCTTCTGACGAAGATAAGGACGCTAATGCGGACCCCGCGCTGCCGGTAGTGTAACCCCGGCTCAAGATATATGGTTGCACTTCTGGGCTGTCGCACGATACGACCTCAAACTGTCTGCTGATGAGTTCTTTGATCTCACACCCAGGCAATTTGATGCACTTGTGAAACGTCGCAGGAGCAGCCTGGAAGCCTCTGAGTTCATGACGGCTCAACTCATCTCTGCCCTTTACAACACGGGTTTCAAGACTCCTGAGAAGCCAACCTCGCCCTTGGACTTCATGCCTAGCCAATGGGCAAAGAAGAGAAATAAGCCTAAGGCTGCAGCGGAATCTGGGGCAGCGGTCAGGATGGGCAAACGGAAACGTAAAGACCTGGCCCTGAATCTGAGCAACGTACTCATGCAGATGGTTAAGAGGTAGCGAAGATGCCGGACGATGGGTTTTCAATTGATGTAGGAGGCTTGTCAGAGTTACAGGCTAAGCTTGCCGATCTGAGCGTAAAGCAGTCACTTGCTGCGCAGCGTAAGGCTCTCAGGGCAGGCGCTGCCATCATCCAGGCTGCAATCATAGAACGTGCCCCTGTGAAGATCGAAGGTGCCGGTGGTATGTATCCTGTCGGTGCCCTGGCCAGTGACATCGTTGTGAAAATGACGAAAGACGATCAGGGAAACCCTCTGGCCGTCGTTGGTCCTGACAAATACACCGTCCGCCTCGCACTCTGGGTGGAGCATGGCCACAGGATTGTCACTGACGGATACAACAAACTCCTTCCAAACGGTAAGACTCGTGGACCCGGAAAGGTTCATGAGGACAGTGTGCCTGCTTATCCATTCGTGCGTCCTGCCTTTGAGTCAACTCAGCAGGAGGTGGCAGAAGTCATGTCCGCTGTACTGGCTGAGGAGATAACCAAGGCAGGGAACTGAAATGAGAGATAACTAAATGGCCGGTTCAGCGAATACAGTACAAGTGAATCTTGGCATGAACGCCGTTACGTTCACTGCCGGGATCAAAGCAGCACAGGCTGAGCTGGATAAGTTCTCAGGCAAGGCTAAGCAGGCTGGGCACTCTACGGTATCTCAGATGCAAGCGGCATCCGCCTCCATCAGAGAGATGAATGGTGACTTTACCCGCAACACCAGGGCGGTTGAGCGTTTCATTACAACCATTCCCGGTGTAGGCAAGGTGCTGCAGGCCGCATTCCCTCTTATCGGTGGCCTGGCCTTCGGTGCCATGCTTGTGAGTGCGGGTGAAAAGGCTGCTGCATTCATAAAGACTGCAAACAACATGCCTAAGGCGATCACTCAGGGGTTCGCATCTCTGAATCTTGCCTCAAAGACATCTGTTGATCAACTGCAACTCACCAATGACACCCTGCAGAACTCAATCAATAAGCTTGAGCACAAGCCCGTCAATAACATTGCAATCGCAATGGATGAAGCGAGGCTGGCTGCTGACAAACTGGCTGAGTCGATTGAGAAGAGTAACGGCGCTCTGAACGAATTGCTATCGAAGAACCATCTGTCTGGTTGGTCGCTACTGATGGGTAAGCAGGGAACTGCTGATCGTGAAGGCACAAATAAAGCCTTCGGTGTCCAATCTGATAACGATGCCTATAGTCTGGCCAATGCCACTACTCCTGCTCAGACAGCAGCAGCACAGAAGGCGATTCAGGACACTGAGAATGCGCGTCTGGCAGAGGCCCGTCAGGATCTTGCCGCGAGACAGACCGGCGCGAAACAGGCTGACTATACCGGTGGTAACCTGGACGAGTCAGCGAATATTGCTATCGATAAAGGCACCATCACCGCGATCCTCAATCAACAGAAAGAGGCAGCTGCGGAGATTCTGAACGCCAAGCTGGAGGCTCAGAATAAGAGCCTGGAAGCCAGCAAGGCCGCAGCGGAGCAGGCCAAGCAGGCTGCAGCGTTACGACTGCAGGGAATGGTTGCAACGCTTGAGGCTGAAAAGCTGCAGGGCAATGTGTCTCTCAAACAGGTATACGACTATTGGGATGCGAGGCGTTCGGCCTTCACGGCTGGATCTGCTGCATACAACGAAGTGATTACCAAACAGGCTCAGGCTGCCTTTGAAGCGGCTTCAAAGGCTCATGAGCAAATCACTAAGGCTATTGCTGATATAAAGCGCGGTTCGACCGAAGACTCCACAACCGGCATTGATGCCCTCAACCGGGGCGCTCGTGGTACCCGTTCTGAACAAATCGCGTCAGGCAATGAGCAGTCACAGGGTTATGTAGACAGCAACCAGCAGGCAATTGATCAGGCGGCTAACACGGCTAAGGATCAGGAAGCACAGCTCACGGATGAGGCTGGCAAATCCATGTCTCGGTACGCAGCTGTGGTTCAGCTTGCGAATGTACACACTCAGCAGTTCATCACGACTCAGGTAGCGTTACAGGGAATCCTCGACACACGCATAGCCCAACAGAAGGCTAACCCAACGGCTGAGACTGATCGTGCGGTATCTGAAGCGCAAATCGCTATGGCGAATGCTCAGTCTGGCCGTGGGATTCAGATAGCTTCCGACGCTCAGAATGTATCTCCTGCCGCAACCTCTCCCTTCGTCGGTGCTACTGACGCATTGGATGAGTTCGTAAACGCCTCCAAAGATGCGGCTGCTCAGATGCGCGAGTTCACGACCAGTACCATCAATGGCTTCAATGATGTTCTGTTGAAGATCATGACGACGCGTACGACCGGTTATGAAAATCACATGGCGTTCGCTAACTACGGCGCGGGTCTGTTCCGTGGGGTTGCTCAGACGGGCCTGCAGAAGGCCGAAGGCTCTGCTCTGAGTGCTGTTGGGTTTGGTGGAAGCGCAAAGCTAGGCACACAGGCTAATCCCATGTGGACCCGTTCCGTTGGTGTCGGTGGAAGCGTCGGGAGCGCTGTCAGCTCTGCCGGTGGCTTCCTAAAGGGTCTGTTTGGTGGCGGTTCCAAAGGCCCCGGCCAAGACGGTCTCAACGCTGCTATGGATTTCTCAACAGGCGCTGCGGCTGACGATGCGGCTGCAGGTGGACTCAGCACAGTTGATTCCGCGATTACTGATCTGCTCCCTGCCTTTGCGAATGGTGGGCAGATAGACGGTCCTGCTCTGATTGGTGAGAGAGGCCCTGAAGTCTGGACGCCTCCGGTTGCTGGTGGAACCGTCATTCCGAACAACAAACTGAACATTGGTGGCAGCACGGGTCACACGATCAACATCGACGCGACAGGCTCTACTGACCCTGCAGCAACTCAGGCAGCAGTGATGCGCGGTATCCAGGCAGCAGCCCCTCATATCTCTGCGAACACGCTCAATGCTCAACGGGATCAACAGAGACGGAAGCCAACATCAGCACGCACGCGCTAACAGCAACGCACACACACTAACAAACAACACCTAAGACACCCACCATGCTTATCCAAGCCTCTGGTGGGTGTGCTGTTTTAACAGCGAGAAAACATTGATATCTCTAATCGAACTGAACGGGAACACCGTTTCCGTTGTTACGTTACCTGTGTCTCCCGCGTTTGCGTCTGTCCAGTTGAATTTCAGTACTTCTGTTTCGGTGGTTGAGTCGGTATTTACAGGGCAGGTTCAGACACAGGTATGGCCCGGTGCGGATATGTGGTCTGGTACTGCCACCTATGCACCTCTCACACAAAAACAATTCAATCCGATCAAAGCTGCCCTCATGCAGATGCAGGGTATGTCCAATGCCTTTCAGATTGGCGATCCACTCGGGGCAACACCAGCGGGAACGGTGCAGGGAACCCCTGTTGTGGACGGATCTATTGCGGTCGTTGCCGGTGGAATCACTCTGTACGCTCGCGGCTTCACACCCTCACAGATCAATCTGCTATTGCCTGGTGATTATCTCCAGGTTGGGTATCGACTGCACACCGTTCTGGATGCAGTTATATCGGACAGCAATGGTAAGGCAGCCATCAACATCTGGCCCTCATTGCGTGAAGTGCCACAGGACGGCGAGGCAATAGTCACCACCAACCCTGTTGGTCTTTTCAGACTGGCTAAGAACCAGGGCACATGGAGCAGCGATTTCACGAAGCTCACCCATGTTTCATTTCCTTTCCAAGAATTTCGCTAGGAGTAGTTAATGCCTCGTCAACTTGATACAAGCATGGCTACGGCTATGACTACGGGCTCAGTCTCGCCTATTTTCATGGCGCAATTGAGCTTCAAAACTTCTCAGCAATATATCTGGACAGGGGTGGGAAATCTGGTATGGAGCGGCCTGACATTTACTGGCGTGGGCTCCTTCGCAAAGATTGGAACCATTTCCGAAGGCACTGATGTAACTGCCTATGGCACCACAGTGACCCTGAGCGGGATTGATCCTGTGTTCTTGGGGGATTCTCTCACAGAGATGGTCCCTGGGGCTCAGGCTACGTTATGGTTCGCTCTGATACAGAACGGCGTAATCATCGGCAATCCGTTTCAGATATTCGCAGGGACGATGGACAAACCCATTATCAGCATGGGTCCGACTACCGCGAGTATCACGCTGGCTCTTGAGACAAAGCTATTAGACCTGTCCAGAGCGAGTAACCGCCGATACACACAGGCTGAGCAAAGAATTCGCTACCCGACTGATACAGCATTTGCAGGCGTCGAAATCCTCAATGACCAGGCGATAAATTGGGGCAGCTAGGCCCCTCTATAAGGAACAAATGACAGAGACACCGGTAAAACTGAAAAAGAAGCAGAACTGGGAACGAGAGTGTTTTGATACGTTTCTTCGCGAGAGAACCAAGCAACCATTCGCATGGGGCACTAACGATTGTGCCCTGTTCGCTGCGGATGCTGTCCTGGCAAATACAGGCACAGACATTGCCTCCGACTTCAGAGGGAAGTACAACACACAGTTAGGATCTCTGCGCACAATCAGCAAGGTCACAGGCGGGTCAACCGTTGTGGATGCCGTTGCATACTGTGCAGCCAAGCACGGGATGACAGAGCACACACATGTCCTCATGGCTAAGCGTGGTGACCTGGTGATTGTAGACAACGAGGGAACTCTGATAGCTGGGGTCATTCATCTGAATGGCATTCACGCTGTCTCTGTGTCTGAGACGGGGCTGGTGCGCCTTCCTATCGCGGACACAAATGGAAAGCCAAACATAGTTCGAGCATGGAGTGTCTAGTACCTCCGCTTGCAGTCGTTAGAACACAGCCACCTATCCGGGTGGCTTTTCTCTTTAAGAGCCAACACGAACAACGAAGAAGTTGCAGGGTGACTTTACTCCTGGCTTCAAGGGGGTAGAGAGATAGGAAAAGCTTTAGAAGGTGCAGCGATGTTGGCGGGTGCAGTGGGAATGGGTGCTGCTGCTTTCTTCGACAATGCCCTGGTAGCCAGCCCCACGTTCGACAAGATTCTGATGAGCCTCGTTATGGGCGGAATCAGCATGGAAGCCGGTGCGATTGCGAACGCTCTGACAAGCAATCGTGGCATGGCAATCACCACACGTCAGGCTGCGGCAAATCAGCAAATTGTCTACGGACAGCAGCGTGTTGGTGGCGTGATTATCAAACAAAGAACCAGCGGTAGCTCAAACGATCAGATGAACTACGTCATTGTTTTGGCTGGGCATGAGTGTGATTCAATCCAGAACCTCTATCTGGATGGTCGCCAGGTTCACTGGCAGGCAGGAAGTGTAGGGAACTCCACACGCAACGGTATCAACTTCGGTGGCAACGCAGACAGCAATACCTATACCGGCCCCAATGGCGTTCAATACAATTTTGGCGGAACAGGCCACAGCGGTCTCTACTGTGAAGCTCGATACGGCGATCAGTTGGACGGCGATGTCATCGGCGCACTCACAGCCAACTGCCCTGAGTGGGCAGCAGACGGTGAAGGGAACTCACCTTGGGTTGGTGGATGCACCTACGTCTACCTAAAGATTGAGTTCAACACTACTCTATTCCCAAACGAACCTGACATTAGATTCACAGTCAACGGCAAGAATAACATTTGGGATCCACGTTCAGAGACAGCGGTTTTCACCAGCAATTGGGCGCTGATCGCAGCTGATATCATCACAGACCCAGTTTTTGGTCTTGGTGACAACACCGTCAATCAGTTGAATCTGATTGCAGCAGCCAATGTGTGTGATGAACAGGTGGACCTTGCTGCAATTGCAGGACAGACTGAGGCGCGGTATGCGTGCAATTACCACTACGACACGTCTACGACTCCTGGCGATGCGCTGCAGGCTATTATGTCCTGCGCTCAGGGAGCATTCAGCCAGATTGGTGGGCAGTATTATCTTTTCCCAGCGTATTGGGCTGGCCCCAGCTTTAGCTTTAGCGGGTCAAACCTCACCGCAGCATTTCAGTGGAGTGCGTACCACAGCGTTCCTGATCGCATCAATCGGGTCAATGGAACTTATATAGCGCCTACATACCCGTACAACATTGCAGGAAATCTGTATGACGAGAACGGGTTCTATGACGGACAGATTCAGGACAATTTCCCATTTGCTTTCCAGCCTACAAACTTTCCTCAGTATGCGTGCGATACGCTGCACGGCTACCCCTCTGACGAATGGCTGGCCGCAGACAACGGAGAAGAACATCCGATCGATCTGGCCCTCACTTCAGTTCTTTCTCTGACCCAGGCCCAACGCCTGGCCAAGATTGCACTGCTGAGGAATCGCTTTGAAGGAACCGCTGTACTGGAGATGAATCTTAGCTCTTATGTCATGCAGCCTAAGGACATATTTGAGTTCACGTTCGCCCCTCTCGGCTGGACGAATCATCTTTTGGAAGTCAGCAAGGTTGATTTCGTTGTCGATCAGGACCAGGATAGCGGTGCGCAGTGTATTCGTATCAGATACACGGTTGTTGAGACGGACCCCAGCATTTACGATTGGACCCCTGACTCTGAAGAACTGACTATCTACGATATTCCAGCTTCTCCGGATCAGGCACCCGCTGCCCCGACTCCACCAACAAACATGACTCTGAACTCAGGGCCTTCTGTTGCGCAGATCAACCCTGATGGAACGGTCAACAATCTGATTGTCGTTGGCTGGGATACCCCGCTGGATAACCTGGCCATCGGAATCATGATTCAGTACCGGTTGACCGGCAGTACGACCTGGATTGCTGCCCCTTCTCAGGGCATCACTCTGAATTCGTCATGGATATCCAATGTGGTTCCCGGTGCAGCTTACGATGTGGAGATTGCCTCGTACCGTGCCAATGGCCAGGTATCAACGTGGGTTGAGCAGGGTGACTATACGGTCGTAAACACTCCCACTGACCTCGGCACTCTTGCCGCTCAGTTACCTGTAATCACAGCCAACTCACAGCTTGCGGGTATCAACCCGAATGAGATGCTGACGAACGGAAACTTTGCCAATGCAACAACAGGAGCAGTTGCAGGCTGGACTCTTTCTAATGGCTCTGGAGAGCTGACGATATCTACGGCTGAGTTCAAGAATGCAACGCAGTCACTCCTGTTGGATAATCAAACTGCTTCCCAGAGCGTGAATGTTATTGGTGGGCGCACCTACCTGTTTCAGATTTGGGTGATGACGGATGGGAGCGTATATGGTGGCCCTGAGAGTCAGGGCGCTGGGGCTTTTCTCGTGCTTGCGGCTGGAAGCTTCACGCTGCTTGCATCGAATACTCCGGGTAATCATTTCGGTGTCGGAACAATGGATATTGAGCTTCCTGCCACCGCTGCCACTCCGTGGACTCTTCTCCAGATGGTTGTCAGCGTGTCGGAGTCCTGTTCTATGACGGTCAACGTGCAGAACTCTATCGGGGGCGGAACCGTCGCCGGTAATGCCTACTTTGATGGCGTCTCACTAACTGATGTCACGACACAGTCCAATCAGCTGGGCGGTCAGGACGCTTCGCTCATCACGCCTATTACAACCGTGATGACGACTAATACGGCTGGCGAGACGGTTGTGAATTCAGTTGTTATGGCGGGAGCCAGTGAGAACATCGTTCCGAACAACAATTTTGTTATTGGGCCTATGGAGGGTTGGGGTCCAGGCAACATGGGAAGCACTGCAGCAGCTTTCACCTATGGTTCAGATAGTAACGGACCCAGAGCGTATCAGCCATCGGGTGCGGCTAATGCTGCCAGCGGTATGTCATCTCCGGCATTTCAGGTTATTCCTGGAAACAAGTACCGCCTGAACTATTGTGGCTATAACACTACGGGCTCGGGGGGAATCTACTTTAGGCTCACCTGGCAACCAGGCAGTGCTTCTAACGTGCTTGCTACCAGTGCGGGGACGAGTAGCTCTAATCCGGGTAGCCTGGATCTTCTTGGCGGCGGTTCGGTGACCACTACTCCAACGGTGTACTCATACGACTGGACCGCACCAGC